AGATACTTCAGTATTACCTTTATACTTAGGGACTATCCTTGATAGCAATTCAGATTTACTCTCACTGCCACCATAAGATACTCCACGCTTATCATAAAAATCTTTTATCTCATTCTTTGTATTTGAATCAGATGGGTAGTCAGACTGTAAAGTAGCAACACCATTGATTATATGATGCTTACCAATTAAGAATCTACCATGTCCATCACCATGCTTCTTTGCACATTCATCTACAAAGTATTCTTCTATTGTTTCAAAGCTATCTGAACGCTTAACTACAGTACCATCTACTTCTACAAAATAATCATATCTTGACGAAGGATAAGTCAGAGTCTCGACAGTTCCATCTGCATATGTCTTTGTACGGATAGCTTTAGGAGTAGTGTTTCTATGAACACGAACTCGATGACCCTGACTGCACCTTCTTATAATCATGCCTCTGCTTCTACCTCTGCATCCACGCTTTCTTCAACTTCACCATTCAGTGATACTCGAAGCATATGCACCTGTCCCTGCTTCCATCTCTCTAACCGTTGTTGCTGGGCGAGATAATTAAGAATATCATTATATATATCCTTCTGATAGTCTGTAAAACCAGATACATCATATTCTACTTCATCCAAAGTTAAAACAGGCGATTTCTGTTCGCTGTCTATTACTTCAGGCTGCTGTTCGTTGTCTTTTACTTTAGCCATTTGTAACTCCTGTTTGTTTGTTATTTGCCAAAAATCTTATGTGAAGCGTAGCCCATGAAAAAGACTATAATCAAAGCTCCAACCATAATTAAACTTTCCATTTTAATCCCCCGTTATTGATTAACTAACTCCAGTATATTCTACTGTTAATTGTATTACTGGGTCTGTGCCAGCATCAGTTGATTGGTTGCTACCTGCATGAACTATATAAACTCCAGTATCAGCTGCCACCCAACCTGTAGAATCATCTGCATCTTTATTAAGTGCAACCCACGTTTTCTTGCCCACTCCAGACGATGCAGCTATATCGGAAGCACCATCTTGAGTATCATAGCTTCTATTCAACCAATGTGTTGTACTCGCACTAGCACCTAATACTTCTAACCCTCCAACAGCAGAACCACTTGCTACATTTAAAGTAGAATCAAATTCAATAGTAAAATTATGAGTAGCATGACCAGGAGTTACCACGGTTGCATATATTGCCCTTACATAAGAAAATGCTGGTATAGTAAATAATGCATTACTATGAGCAGCGTGTCCTGCTGCTGGAGTACCTACATATGAATTACTTAATGTATATTGTGCTGTAAAAAACTTAACACCGCCATAATGACCTAATCTTACATGATAACTATCAGTATTAGTATCTACATTTGAGAAAGCTCCAATAAATGTATTATAGTTTCCAGTTGAGTTATCATACCCAGCAACGTATCCGACAGCAGTATTGTAATCAGCATTGGCTGTTAAGCCAAGAGAGGAATGTCCTAAAGAAGTATTATACGCTCCACCAGTGCTTGTAGTAAAAGAACTTTTACCTATAGCTGTATTTTTTGAACCACCTGTTACTGCATCACCTGCATAACTGCCTATTATTGTATTTTCATCGCCAGAAGTAAGGTCATTTAATGCATTGTCTCCAATTGCAATATTATCACTAGCTCCATTCATAACACCTGTCATAGAACCTGTTCCAATAGCAATATTCCTCAAGCAAGCTCCTCCCCATTGACCACCCATAGCAGCTAATACACTTCCATCGTAATTTTCACTACCAATAGCTATATTATTGTCATTTTGCACACTAGCGTGAGAACCAAACAGAGCATTATATCCAAGAGCTATGTTAGAATCACCTATAGCATTTTCAAGCATAGCCTGAAAACCAACAGCCACGTTCTTTTGACCAGATGTGAGGGCTGTGAGTGCAGAATATCCAATTGCTACTGTACCATCTGCGTCGTCAGTTAAATTAGAATTACAGGCTACTCTTCCAATAATAACAGTCTTACCAACAGCGGTAGTCGAGCTACCAGCGGCTCTTCCAATCATTACATTATCACTTCCAGCTAGGACTGAAGTACCTGCCGAAGTTCCAAGACAAACATTACTATTGCCAGAAGTCAAAGCACCTAGAGCCTCAGCACCTACACCAACATTTCCTTCAGCAGCAGATGTCATTGAAGCATTACCTACTTGATGACCAATAAAAGTATTTAGGTCAGCATCTGCGTGCATATTTAAACCAGCAGCATAACCAAATAAGGTATTACTTTCACCAGCATCATTATTCGAGAGGCTGATGCGGGAGTTACCATCAAGTCGCATTATCTCTGACCTTGATGTAGCACCGTCAGCAGTTGCTTCTAATACTAAATCAGTACCATTTTGTGAACTACTCCAAGTTTCTGTGCCATAAGCAACAATTCCTGCCCCATAGTGTAAGGTATTAGAACTATCCTCTGCTGCTCCAAAAAGAAGTTTACCAAGTTGGTGTGTACTTATCATTGTAGCTCCATCATCACTAACCAACTGTAATGTAGACCCAGCATTTGTTGCACTTGCTTTATTAGTTGTAAGCCTTGCTATATCAGAACCATCAGCATCCACAACATGGAGTGATGTTGATGGAGCCGCAGTCCCAATCCCTACGTTGCCGTCTGATTTTACTTGTAATCCTTGATAATGTATTTTAAATAATTGTGCAGAAACTGTTTGCGATGTAGTAACGACTACAATAGTCGAACTTGTAAGTGCAGTAATAGCACCAGAACTTGTACCATCAGCATATATAAATTGACTACCTACCATTGCAGCTGTAAATGGAGTACCCGAAGCAGCAGTTACATTCTGACCTGATTGAGATGCATTCATCGTACTGGTATATTGAACTGGAGAAACAGATAAAGTATTAGGAGGAGTTTGAATATTAATCCCGACGTTGCCTGATGAGTCGATTGTCATTCGTTCAGTACCAGACCCGAATGCGTGGGAGGATACCATGAAATGTAAGCCATCACGAGTCCCTATATTCAGGTGATTCCCAGCAACAAGGCTGTTGGCGGTTCCTCGCCACATACCATGGTTTTTATCTCCTGTAGTACCATCGCCAAGCACGAAATAACCCGTTTGTTGAGCTGGACTACTTGCTATAATTACATCATTAACATGAAGAGTTCCTTTTGGAGCCGTCACTCCAATCCCGACATTCCCTCCATTAAACAGAGCCGCATAATTTGTATCTGCTGATGCTACTGTGACATCAATACCAGTAGCCGTACTGGTTCCATCAGCATGACCAGTGACATTAATATCCATACCTTTAACAGTTGAAGTACCTAAACTTCGAGAATCAACATCTAAAAGAATACCAATATCATTATGAGCCGCAGTACCAGAACCAGCTACCGTTCTATCATAATCAATATGAACTGCTGTTAAGTTTGTTGCATCATCACCTGAGTTATTATGGTCTATAAATAATGATGGATATTCAGTTGATACAGATGATATTTCGATTGCTTTTCTATTAGCATTTTGGTCAATAAGAAGAGCTGTATTATTAGAATTTTGTTCAACCTCAAGAGCTATAGTACTTAAAGCACTCCTGATTTTCATATCACCATATAATACTTCGCTATATGCGTAACCCCCTAATCCATTGACAGTTAAATCACCATCTATAGTTAAATCGCCTGATATTGTGCCGCCTGAAGATATTGAATTTGCTGTTGTTGATATAATTGGACTTCTCATGATAGCACCACCCTAACAGAAGTACCAGAACTACTTTTATCTTCTATCCAAAGATAAATAGTATTACCTAATGCTCTAGGAACTTTTAATGAATAGATTGTATCGCCACCCATTAAATATAAAGTTTTACCTGGCGTTAATGCATCTGTACTTGAATCTGTAAACTCAAAGTATATATCTTCAGTACTCATTAAGTGGACTGTATGATAACTAGATACATCATAAGATTCTGCACTTGTTATTGAATTTACAGCTTGAATTTGCCAATCAGCAGCTGAATCCATGTTTAAAGATTCGTGTGCTCTGTGTTTTTGTAAGTTTGCCATTTTACTCTCCTATTATTTAAGTTTAGTATGCGGGGCGAGAATGCTCCCTAACCAAACATTATTTAAAAACTTGGTACTTTAATTACCCTTGAACCGCCAATCTTCTCGCTTTTCCTAACTCCGAATCTTTTAACAGCTTCATCCCATCGTCTTTGATGCATCATTGACGCATTAACACTTACGGATGCACTATTAGGGTCAGCGACTTTACCAACTCTGTCCATATATAAACATCTTTTTACGTAATCAACGAGAGGTAAATGCAAAGCATTGTCAATATCAGGTACATCTGACAATGATGTCACATCATCAGGCTCTGCATAATAGAATAAAAGTATTCCATCTGTAACAGACTCCTGTATCGCCTTCCATTTCTTCCTCTCTGAAATTGTTCTATTGCCAGAACTATCCACATTAGTTAAAAGAGCAAAGTTATCACCCTCAATAAACCATAGACATGAATCTTCTGGATATTTTATACTACTTGCCATTAATCTGAATCCGGTGCATTCAATGATGCTTCGCTTGTAACATCAGTTAAAAGTATATTAGTATCAATCAATCTTGGAATCATAATATAATCCCCATCATCATCCATAATATATACCTTTAAAACTCTATTGACCTCAAGAACATTATTAGATGAATCACTCGCCTCATCAGCCAAACTATACCACATTTGGTCTTCCACTGTACTTAACTTAGCTGATACTAACTTAGTATTATACAAACCAATCTCTACAAGTGCATCATTAATTAAATTCATCACATACGTCTCAGACGCATCAGGAAAAATTTGCCTAATTCGACTCAAAATCTGCTTAACTGTCATTGAATGTACAGCCATTACTTCAACACAGCCAATTCTTGTTTATAATCATCTTTTAATTGAGAAAGCACAGGAGTCAATAAATCTATATCCTCTTCATTAGCCAGCATATATTCAGCTGCTTTTATAGATGCAGAAATAACAACAGCCCTTTCAGCCTCATCTGGAAATACGGCTATTGCAGTATCATTATAAGCTACAGATGGATATTGAACTTCAGAATATTTACAGGAACCCCCAACAGGCAGTATATCTATTGTATTATTTTCAATGAAAAATACAGGGTCAGTGACAGTAGCATAATTCATATCTTCAGAATCTAAAAATCTACCTTTTTGAGCAGACCTAACTTCTCTACAAGGCTGGTCAATATCTCCATCATTTCTAAGTACTTGCAATATTTTACCGGTGTTTAAAGTATCAGCGCTCCCAGATGTAAATGTTTTCTGACTAGAACAAAGATTAAGCAAATTTGAAGGTAATCTATTTATAACTTCTTTTGCAGAATCTGTAAGCCATTGTGTTGCATGAGCCTGATACGTTTCCCCACTTGCAGTTGCGCCAGAATTATCAGCATCAAATCCAGTTAAAGCGTGTATCTCAGCTGCAAAATCCCAAGCCATTATATACTCGCTATAAACATTTCTAAATCACATGAACCAGTATTTGCATCAGCTTGAATATTTGTTAAACTTCCGAGAGCTGTATCAGAAGCAGCATCAGCATCTTGAGTTGCATTTAAAACGCCTACCATACCACCACTATTATCAG